TTTAACTGCTTACTGCCAGCAGGCCAAACACCATCAATTATCGCTTTGCCGTCATTATCTTCTACAACATAATCAGCGCCACCGCCATCAGGGTAAGGTATTGATAGCCCTGCGCATTCAGCCTCATCCCTATAACTAGCAGTAGACAATCGCTCAATCGTATCAGGGTTAGCTGTAACGAAAGCTACTGCGCTTGTTAGTGAGTCGAATGATTTAAAAGAGGTATCTGTATCAACAATCAACTCATTAATTGCACGTTTTGTATCATTAATTAATAACGCAGCATTCTCACCGTCTGTTTCTTTATCTACGATGTCTGCGTAAGGTACTTGGTTTGTCATTTAACTCTCTCCCCATATCTGCTCATTATCCCAAAGTGTAGAGTAATCCCACACCCCGTCTTTCCATATCCCTAGTGATAACATCTGATCAACACTACCGCTACTAATAGGTATGTTGTTAACACCAACAATCTCACCAGTCTCGATCTCATATTCAAATGATGCTGTATAAGTCCTGTTGGTGTTAACCTGTGATGTGTAGCTTACTAGCTTGACAACTCCAGCCGTATTAGCTATAAGTGTTTTAATATCTTGGTCAAGTAAGCTGGTTGTACCTTTAGCAAACACTAAGGAAGATTTAACACCGTAGTTGATGTTAGTGAATAGCGTACCTGTGAATGCCCGTAATTTGTTTAGTATTCTTTGCCTAACTAATACTTCGATATCCTCTACTAAGAATATCTGACCTTCTGTGAGGAGAAGGTCATTTGTAGGATCTAAATATATATCAGTCACTTCTTACCTTCTTATCTATGTAATACGCTAGGATGAATAACAGGAGAGGAGGGATGGATAAGGTTACCGCTAGTACTTTAATTGCGTATATAAAATAGTGTGTCATGTGACACCTCCTATGAATGGGATTGCCGAATTAGGAGGAGTTATTTCTGTCCATGCCACAACTACACCTCCTATTGCAGCAGTTATTGCTGCAGCTATCTCATGGAATTTAGTGTCTGTAACTTCTTCCCAGTTACTTGCTACCCTATTAAACCACTTAACTGTTGTGGTGTTGTATGCTAACAGTGAAGGATTGTTATCATAAACCTTTAAGTCTTCTCCTGTTATCAATAGGTGGTTAGCTACTTCCTCGTTAGTCCAGTACTGTCCAGAACTGAGGTCAGAGAATATTGTGGTCAACGTGGCAGTTAAGTCAGTTGCTACAGAAGTGGCTGTTATTGTACCTGCTACCACAGAAGTCTCTTGTGTCGGCTCACCTGCAACACCTACTGCCGCGCCTGCAGGTAGCCAATAGTTCATAACAGAAGTAGCTATCAATGTAGCTGCACCAGCGGGTGTACCTACTACTGGTAAGACGAAAGGTGGCACACCTGCTGATTCATAAGTAAGAGCACCACCACCGTAAACTGCTGTAGCTAGGTAATTATCGACAGCAGTTTGCAAGTTGGTGACAAAAGCCGTAGGGGAGCTGGAAGGTAAGGTGGCGCGGTATACATCCTGCACTAAGTTAGTTCCTAGTGTCATAACGTAGCACTAACTTGTGATAAGTGGTCTATCACCGTCATAGGTACAATAGGAGGGCCGCTCGGCCCTACACCTGTAGGTACACTAAGTGTATTATACAGAGCTAAGAACTTATTACCTAGTATCAACTGCTCGGCTGCATCCTTCCCTAACTCAATTGTCCCATCCTTCTTAACCTTGATCTCGATAGCTCCAGAGCTTATCTCTAACGCCTCTGTGTCCACGTCACGGCCTTTTCCATACGTTGTGGTACAAGGAGTAGCATAAGCATCATTCATGTTGTGAAGGCGCTTAGAGACTGCTGTCTGAGGCTCAACACCATCACTGTTCTTATACTCAGCAGAAGACCTCATAGAGAAGTGTAACATTACCTCATCACCTACCTCGATAGGCATAGTAATGAAACAACCTCCTGCGTTAGGCCACATGACAGGTACGCCACCTAAAGGAGGTTCTTGAATAACACTGCCATCCTTAAACCTCATGTTAAGCATAGGTTGTACATCAACAACTGTCATGTTACCTTTCTTCTTAACTGCTACTACTTTAGCTGGCATCGAGGTGTACAGTTGGGATAAAGTGTCTTGTATCTGCTTATTAATTACCTCAGATGTTGTTATTAAGGACATATTGTTTCACCTTCTGTGTGTCTACGATTGTTGACCAAGGGCCATTCTTCCAGTTGAGTTTATACTGAACCGAGTCGGGTATATAATCCCCTTGGTAATCACCATAAGTAATCCTTACGTAAGTGTGTGTACCTATATCACCATTAAGGAATGTATTAACCTTAACACCTGCAGGCTTACTTTCTTTATCTATAGAAGAAGTACCTGTCTTATCGTCATTAGGTTTCAATGAGCCTATCACTTGGTCAGCTGATATCTCAACAAGATCTATAAGTCTGTCCATCTCTTTAGGTTGTACATAGAGCTTACCTTTAGATAAGTACCATACGTAATCTATAGAGTTACATAAGTCTGTAAACTCTTGGCTTAGTGTTCCAGAGAAGGACTGATCTTCTTTAATAGACTGTATTGACCTATCACTCTCTTCAAATGCACCAAGAGGTATGCCATTATCCTTGAACACTTTAATCATCTGCAATAAGATGAAGTTGTAAGTTTGACCTTCTGGGTAAGCGCCTACGAACTTAGTGTTCTTTAAAGTATTAGCTCCATCTTTCAGTAACATAGTGGTTATATTGTCAGAACCTTTACGGACTGTAGATACCTTAACTACTTGGCCTACAAAGATAACAGGTAACTCTTTATCCTGTTCATACCCAGCCTTTAATAATACTGCAGCGTCTGCTTCCAAGTACTTCAAGGTAGAAGGTGCTAAGTTATAGACACGGATAGTAGCTGTCTGAGGAGTACCTGATGTCTTCCCTTTAGAGTACTTGATATCAGCTTCCATCTGGATAGGGTCTGTTATCTTCTTAGCGTCCTCAGGGATAGTAAGGTAATCCACATAACCACCTGTCAACTGGCTCTTAGTGTTATCTGGGGATTTAATACCTGCAGGGATGGTTCCTTCAAAACCTGTAGGGGCGTGATGACGTTCAATCAACTCGGAAGGCTTCCCTATGTACAACTCATATTTATGTCCGAACTTTTCTGCCATATTACCTCCTTACAGCTCTGATATCTCTTTGTTAGTTAAGTAAGCTAACCTATAAGGTTTATCCAACCCTACGTTATCTCTACCTGCTTCTTGTCCTGTATCCTCTACTCGAATCAGTGTTAACTGTCCGTGATCGAAGTCTACTAAGTCGTATTTGTTTGTAGGAGAAACTGACTCTATTAGTTTCATACCTGTTATTACTGGGGTATCACCTAGTGCTATAGATAACCTATACCTTTTATCTCTGCTATTGTAGGAGAAATCGAATGTATAAGTTAAACCACCTAGTGCTACCTTTTGTACCGCATTAGCTGAGTCAGGTACGTTTATGTAAACTGCCATATTAGAAATCTACTCCAAAACCTGTACGCTCATTAGACCAATCAAGTAGGTCTGGTTTTTTAACTTGCTCAGTCGAACCAGCACCTTGTGCTTTATCCTCTGCTGGATCTACAAACGATGCAAAAGGGATAGGACTACTTGTGGTCTCTGCTACATTAGCCACTCTCACTTGCTGCACCATGAAGTTCACTTCGATAGCAAACTTACCATGCAAAGGTGACCTCTTAACTGTGAGGTTACTAAACAGGCAATTATTAACTAACTTTGTATTATCTGAGAAACTACAAGAGAAAAACTTACCTGAGTCACGGAGAGCTACGATACCTTCCTCAAAGTCTGAAACACTTTGTGAGAAGCTGACACCAGTTGCATACTTAACGTCAGTAACGACCCCTGAATAGGTAAGTGTGATCAACTCCTTGTTGTAGTGGTCGGAAGAGTTAACCCCCTCCTCCACTGCGTAAGTAGTAGGTGACCCTGCTAGACTATAGGAGTGAGAGACTGTAGCGTCCATCTCGAACACTACGTCATTCTCTGTTATATAAAAAGACATACTACCTCCTAGTAGCTTTGCGTCAAGGCTATCTGCATGTGCTCATCTACAACATTTCTGATCACTTCTGGGTTACCATCAGCTACAGTTATGTTTGAGGTGAAACTACGGTTATCTACTTTAGTTGTTGTACCAGAGGAGCTTTGTGCTTGAGCGGTAGAGTTACCAAATAAGTCTTTTACTGCATCAATCTGTTCACCAAATTGACCAAAGAACAGTTGACCTAGTTTACCATGGCCTCTGTCAGCTGCACCTTGTGCTTGAGCATCCCAAGAATCTGAAGCCTGATTAAGTGCGCGTTCTAGTATGCCAAATGGTAATGCGATAACACCTGCTAGGAAACTGAAAGCATCTGATAAACCATCCACTAAATCTCTAGTCTCTTTCAACTCACCATTCACATCTTTGATCTGACTTTGGAGCTTGTCACCGAATATCTTATCTAGTAACATAGTGAAAGGACGTAATAGTTGAGTGATTAACCTCACTGCATAACCTAATGTAGCTAGTAAGCCACCTACTGCTTTACCTACTAACCTAAAGGTAGGCGCTAAGTTTTTCATAACTTCTGTTAATTGATTGAAGAAGAAAGACATACCTTCTTCTGTACCAGCTTCGAATGACTCTAGTACGTTAGCTTCGAATGAGTTCTTGAATCTACCCATTGCTACACGAGATGTGTTAAGCCCTGCTGCTAATGCTCCACCCATTCTGGCGGCATTACTTAATTCTTTACTAAACTTAGGAAGGAAGTCACTAGCCACTAGCTGGCCTTGCTCCATCATCTTCATAAGTTCTTTTGTACCAACTCCCATTGCCTTGGCTGCTACACCAATAGCTATGGGTAATCTATCCGATTATCTTCAAGTATTTGCGCTACCAAATACCCCGCACCATAATGTGCAGCTATATGTTTCCATATAGACGTGACTATATCTTCATCCGTTCTCAGGATGCTCTAAGTTTCCAATGCCAATAGCTTGCACTGTACTCTACTCCCTTCCGCCTATAGCGTGGTTTCGTTAGTCGATGAACAACAGCTACCAAAGGTAATCCTTTGATATATCTACATGAGAGTTACGTTTATGTATATGTTTTATTTTAGATAAAGTAAGTGACTTAGTGTTTGTAATTTCGTGTACTTGCCTGACGGTAAATCCTTGTGCAAACTTACGACAGACCCACTCGACAGTAGTTGTAGATATGGATCTACTTCTTTTAGGTATCAAGTAATTGGAAGATATGATACTCCAAGATTTACCTGAACGTATATCCTTAACCTTAGTTTTACACACACCTGTCTTCTTCTCGATGTCACAGTTACGGTAACCTTCTGCCAACAACTGACATACCTTCTTTATTTCAGTGTCTGTGTGCTGTGCGCTTGAAGTGTCTTGTCCGTACTGTATCAATCTAAGTCCTGTATCAAGTGCATGTAATTGGTTCTCAGAGTTAGTTACCCACTCTAAATTACACACTCTGTTATCTGTCTTAATACCGTTCTTATGGTTAACTTGAGGTAAGTTGAGGGGATTAGGTATCCAAGCACTTGCCGTGACTCGGTGACCTGCGTGGCACTGACTTACACCACGTACTCTGTAACTTATCTTCTCGTATCCGTCCTTATCTAAATACACTTTATACTTATACTTTGTAACTGTATTATACACTATCCCGTCCTCTGTTGAACTGAGGATTGGATGAAGTGTAGATTGTTTCATGTACATATTTACTCCTACTTGTTTTCGGATGTTGCTGCTGATTGCCTACAACATAACTTGTTTAGGGTTCCCAGCAATTAAAAGAGTTACTATACCACATTACTGTAGTACGGGGCAATAGTTACTTTACCCAACTGACCTTTGATTTCTTCTGCACTTACCGTGCCTTTCGCTTATATTCAAACACAATCGCTAGTTGTGCCCAGCACCCTTACGTGCATCTGCGTGTTTCCACGCAGGCTAGACCATATCTTCACCTTATGATAGGTGCCTAAAGTTTCCACTACCTATAGCTTGTAATGTACGAGGTTCTCACCTCTGGTCGTTGAACAGCATAACTACCAAACATACTCACTACTAATCTTAGTATGTGTTATTCGGTTCTTTAACTTCTGAACTTGATCTCTACGTAAACCTAACACCTCACATATTACCTTATTCTTAATCTTGTCGGAAAGCATAGTGCAAGCAGATCTAATCTGTTCTTCACTCATACGGCTTACCTTTACATCAGGGAATTCGTACCTACTGAGTAGGTCTTTGTGCGAGCCTTTGTTTCTTATATTGTTTACGTATCTTGTATCTATACCAAGAGTTTCTGCTACTTCTTTATCGCTACTTCCTTCAATTAAAAGCTCCGCTACCGCTATTATGTCTCCCTCCGCCCTCATCGCTAGCTCTCTTTTGTTGAAGGAGTAATGTTTTGAGATGTGCACCCAGTTTAAGCCTGAACGTACTTGAGTTATTATACTCAAACTTATTCCTGTGGATTGGTGGATACTAGCATTACTCTGTCCTGCTTCAAACCTCCTGCACAAGTCATGTACTTGGTTATCGTTCACTTTTGAGCGGCAATGATCTTCCCCTCTACTAGTGTACAACTTATTATCCCAAGCATGTTTCTTATTCTCTTTCGAGGTAGTCCACTCTAGATTTGACTTATGGTTATTGGTCTTATCACAATCAATATGGTTAATCTCTGGTTTGGAGTGTGTATTAGGTAAGTAGGTCTCTCCTACTAATCTATGTACCCGCTTGACTTTGCTAGCACCTGCTACTATTATAGTAACTAAGGTATAGCCAAACTCATTAGTGCGAGGTTTTAGTACCTTCCCGTAAGGGGATACCACTGTACCTTCTTCACCAACCATGTAACCTTTGTGTATAGGATGTTCTTTCAAGTTATTGTTCCTTATTTAATCAAATAAGGTAGTCATACTGCTGCTGATTACCCATTTGTGTTATTTTGAGTTAACACAATACCATACTTTTTAAAACTGTCAAGCATATTGTCACCAATTACTTTGTAGTAGTGTGGTCTTTAGGGAGTCCCAGCAATTAAATAGGTTTTTCGACATACATTCCTGTATGAAGGAGCCATCATGTTAACTCAAGATATCTGAAAAGGCTTTAAATACGCCACTAACCTCATCACCTGTCAGACCAAACGCTACACTAGCTTCGTTTGCAGAGATAAATATGTCTCTTGTCTGTTCCATTGTGAGGTTAGCTAACTTAGCTGCTACACCAATCTTGGTATAGGCTTTAGCTGAGGTAGTCAGTGCTACACCAAAATGTTCTGACTGTTCTTGTAAGAACTTAAAGTCAATAGCTGCTTGCTCTGCTCCTCCTGATGCTGCCAGCAGTGATGCCTTGGTTGCAATAAGCTGTTGGCCTAGTGCTCCAGATGCTACACCAGCTCCTGTGATTGCGAAGATACTTACATAACTTCTTGCCAAGTTATTAACTGAAGACTTAAGTCCGTCAGCTGCAAACTTACTAGCTGTCATCTTCTTAGCTTGTGTGTCAATAGATTGATTAAGGCGTTTGTTACTTACAGCTAAATCCTTAATCTCTTGATTAAGCCGTTTCAACATACGGGGGTCACTAGTCTTTTCTATAAGACCTTTCATCCGCTTAATGCTACTCTGTGCTTGTGATACACTCTTAACAAACGAATCTGCTTGCTTCTTATTAGTGGTCATGTGCTTAGCACTTTCTTGCAGCTCTTTATTATTATGACCATACTTATGACCAATAGCTTGCAATCGTCTATCAAGGTCAGCTTGTATCATCATCTTCTTGTCTGCTAAGCTGATACCATCCCGTATACGTTTGTTATTCTCTGCATGAGCTGCTGATTCTGCACGTACATTCTCAGCTCTCTGAGTAGCACGTAGTCTTCTAGCATCTTTACGTGTTGGGCCAACCTGAGCTAGTTGTCGCTGCCTAGCATCTACAGCAATCTGAGCCTCTTTGTCACGTAACTGTTTAAGCCTACGTCTATCAGGGCCAGCTTGATTACCTGCACCTCTGGCTGCACCAGTACCTATACCTCCACCGCCTTGGATGATGGTCGTACCAGCTGACTGACCTAACTGCTTATCTAACGCAAGTTGCTTAGCTTTCGCTGCATTGACTTTCTCTACACCAGAAAGGATACTCTCGTTATTACTTTTTTGTTTTGTAGCTAGCCCGACAAAAGCAGTACTTAGTGCTTTTACGTCTTCACTTACT